ACATCAGTTTTGTGCAACACCTTGGTGTTTGAACGGTACGCATCATTAAACTCTTTGCGGTTCATGCGAGGCGGGTACAGAGGCTTCCCGGCAGCATTAGTGCCGATGTTGAACATCTTAATGTGCAGGTCTTTGTTTATTAGACCCCGTGAGTAGATGATCTCAGAACGATCTGTACCGCTTGCAAGGTTGTAGGGCTTATCACCCATCACCTCTTCTGTGATTTCATCCAGCCTGTTATTACAAAAGTTATAACGCTCCCTGAAGTGTGCCTCGATTTTGTTAAGCGCAGCCTTATCAATCTTCACGCCATTGCGCTCAATCTCAACCAAGAACAGAAGCATCTGGTTCATCATGGTGACCACGCTCTGCATGCTCTGATTCTCTGGCTTTGCGTAGTCCTCTTGCTGCGCTAAGTATATCTCAGAACAGGACACCACATCTGCCTCTGCGTACTCCAAAACTGTTTCCCAAGGCATGGCCTCGAAGCCTGTCCCGCCCTTAAACAGTTCATCTACAAGATCAGATTTCTTGCGGGTAACGTCACGGCGTTCTGATGTAGCTTTTAGCGACAATTGCTCACGCTGCCCTTTAGCCAGAACGTATTCACCAATCATTGTGCAGTAGACTTCCGGTGGAATCTCAAAGCCCATTTCCATCAACCACATCACATCAAACTTAGCGTTGTGTGCTACGATCACATCTGCCTGCTTTAGAGCCTCACGCAGCGGTGCTGGGCTATCAGGCTTAGGTTTATCATTGTGGTGAAATACAAGTGTTTGGACAGGCTCACCCAGCCAGCAATAGTGTGCAGAGACACATCTGTTGTCGGGGTTGAAGGGTGCGTTGTCTATTTTACCATCAAGTCTTTGTACCGTTGTTTCTAAATCCAGAATTAGTATCTTCTTCATTTCATCCGCCCATAGAATTTTGTTGTTATTGTTGGGTCGTGTCGGTCAAACATATGCCAGCTACAGTTGTCCTTGCCTGTGGTGTTATCGAACCACTTGACCCGCCCCACGCTTACGATCCTGCGAAGCCGGGGTAGGAACTGCATTGCCTGTTTTGTGTGGACCCAATCGCTATCAAACAGGAGCCATGTAGGCCGCAGGTTTGAGAATGTTTCGATCATCGGGTGCAGGATCTTACGGTCCCATGGTGGGTTTGTAATTATAACATCCGTGCGCCCTAGATGCGGCTCACTTAGATCCAGAGCATCCAGACACTCTATCTCAATGCTCATTGGATGTATGTCATACGCCGCAGAGCATGTTAGACCTGCATCGATTAAGGTTTTGATTAAAGCACCATCACCTGCACAAGGCTCACAGAAAGATTGAACTTCCTGCAGGTGTGGTACTAGCGGTTTTACTGCCGCCGCCGGGGTCTTATAGAAGTCCCGTGGCAGTCTCTGGAAATCAGATCGCTTCCCCATTACAGCTTCCAGAGCTTGTTCTGGTTTAGGATCATTTCCTGCAGGAGATCTATCTGACGATTGATAAGCTTCTGCTTTGTCTCGTTGTTAGAATCTCTACGCTTTTGGCTATCTTTCAGTAGCTCTTCGTAAAATTCTCTAAGATCATCCTCACTCAGCATAGCGGCTCACCTCTGGTTCGATTTTGCAGTAAATGGCCCCGTGGAAGCCTGAGAGCTTGTTCTTGGATATGTACAAGCAACGCTCAGTGTTCTGTTCATCATCACCGCCACCTGCGGCCTTACCGATACCGATGATCACATCTGCTTCCGCAGCCTTGCCCGTCTTGGAGCCTTCCAACATGGAGAAATCGATGCGGGTCTTGCCCTCTGCATCAGCGGATGCCTGTGATACAGCAATCACTGCACAGTCATGCCGTTTGGCTACCTCACGAAGGCTTCGGTACAACTCACGGATACGCTCATGCGAAGAGTTGTAGTTACCTGCGATATGAACCTTATCAGCTTGGTCAATGATCAGGATGTCTGGTTTAACACGCTCACAGTAGGCGTTGATCTTATCCAGATCCCAATCCTGCGTGTCCTTGAAGATCAGCTTATCCCTGATGCTCATGTAGACAGAATTTGCTAAGTCAGGCTTATGTGCGATTTGCTCACGGGTCATGCCAGAACACGCTTGCACCGCACGAAGCTTAGTACGCATGCTCTTTTCTTCATTTCCAAGATACAGAACCTTGGCCCCTTGGCTGCAGAACCCACCGGGTGCAGCGCAGATGCTAACCATGAACGCTGACTTACCGGTTTCGGGTCTAGCAGCTACAATAGCAAAGTCGCCGCCACCAAGGCCGTACAAGTGCCGGGACAGGGTTGAGATATTGAAGGCAAACTTATTATCATCGGATACTTCAGCCAGTAGCTCGTAAATGTCATCGGTGATGTCTTCACCAAAATCATCTGGCATGTAGCTGTCTGAGATGCGCTCTAGGAGCGTCTGTAAGCGCCGTAGGGCAGAGGGATCGCCCTCAGACATGTTGATGCCTAGATTGGCTACCTCACGCCCTATGTCCTTACGCCATAGGTTATTGATTACGTCAGAGGCTATGTCAGAGCTTATAGCTTCTGCATGTTTGATCTGGTCTACAACATCACGCACTTCGTGTATCTCAGCGGATGTAGCCACAGGGTTTTGTGACAGCCAGAGGCTGTACACTTCGTCCGGGCTTATATCGTGTTCGTATTTTCCGTGTGCCTCTTTAACCAGATCGTAGATGTCTGCGAAATCTTCGCTGAATAAACTTCGCCGCAAGTTAGCCTGATTCTCTAAGTAGGTGGCGTTATTCAGTAGTGTTTTTATTAGTTGTTGCTCCATAAGTCTGCGTCCTCAGTGGTTTTAATTGTGCCACCTAGGATAACACCTAGCAGAAATAAAAAAACCCCCAATCTTTCGACTGAGGGTCTTTATTTAAATTGTGTTGTAAGAACAGTTAGTTTTGACGGAACTTCATCTTGCTGATGTCAGGGCTTTGGTCTCCCCGGCGTTCCTTCATATCCACCTGATGGAAGACTACACGTTTGTTACCTTTAACAATCGAAGATATTGCTTCTTCTAACCGTGCCTGTTCCTCTGCAGCTTCTTTAAATCCGTTCAATTCTGAGTAGTCGATGACTACGATCCCTCGTGCTTTCATTTTCATATTCCCTAGAGTTTAACGTCGGTATTATGAACTTCGACGATTGGTTGTTGTTTACGCAGTTTTCCTCTGCGCCGCTATTTTCATATATGTGTATAAGGCGGTCCACTAGGTCTATTTGCAACATTAGATAAAATTGTTAATTCATTTGGTATACCGTCCCAATGGCATAGCATAAAAATTGAAACTCTGTATTTTGTTTCGCCATCACTGGTACGAGTAATTAATTCAGGCCACTTAAATAAGCTTTTCAACTTATTATTGTTGTGATTTGGTTTGGTGTCAGCCATTTCAGATCCTCCATTGTTAATCTGACATTCGTTATCACTGGGTGCTTACTACCAAGGTATACTGCTTTACTACTCGCATCATTGTCAAGAACTAATGTTATTTTTTTGTACTTAGTTAAGTGACTCTTTATATCTTTAGTTAGATTAGTACCTAGTAAAGCATATCCCACTAATCCCGACACTCTACTAACGGATGCAGCAGAAGCAATATCTTCAACTAAAACAGCATGTTCACCTGAACCAACAGCTATACCTTTAGTTGTGTCGCCGTACTTCCACCATTTAGGCAGTCTACCATCCAACGCTCTACCCACAGCACCTGTGCCATCGTTTGTATAAAACAGAACACGGTTTTCTGTAGGTAGGTATCTAACCTTAATCAAGCCTGATTCGTATGCGTCAAGAGAATTTACATCTGTAAGGTATTTAATAGCGGGTTCATGCTTGCGCACAGATACCGTCATAGCAGGTAGTGGGTTAAGCTTCTTAACTGATCGCTGGGTAGGTGTACCGCCGACATAGTTCTTCAGTGCGGTTATATCACGCTTACCTCGAAGGCTACCTTTGGCATTACAAGAGGCTCTAAAGCAGTTCCATACCAGAACACCATCGAAGCGGTCTAACGTGAACTTGTTCCTGCCCCCACAAAAGGGACAGGTAAGTGTTTTGTGTTCACCTTCAGCCAGCCTGATCTTCTGGATAACGCTGACCTGTTCTTTGTAGCTAAACATTGTGCTTGATCCTGAAGATCTCTCCACAGTCTTTGCAGTGGTGTTCAAAAAGAAACACGCCATCACCCTCTGGGTTCTCGTTTACAGCGTAAACAACCAGAACGGTTGTGTCACCTTTCATTACCATACAACAGCATGTTTCGCATGCCATCAGCCCGTCTGCTTCATAATAATCCGCACCCCTTAATGCCTGTATCTTTTGTTTGCTCATTGGTTGTCCTCACTAACCTTTAGGTGGGACTAACCCTTGGGCGGGTTAGCCGCAGGCTACACCTAATATGTAATAAGTCAACCACTTTGTTATGCCAATTAGTTATGGGGTTAGTAACTTATGACCCCATCCAACCCATTGTTTTACATAGGTTCTAGCTATAACCTGAAGGTCGTAGGTTCAAATCCTACTCCCGCAACCAAGTGTCTGAACTCATTAGGCGAATCCTGATGATTCCATTCTATTCCACATCATTCTATTTTTTTCAATGTAGAATCATCTTTTATTGCATCAGAAGAGCTTTTGATCACCTGTTCGTATTTAAAAAAGAGTTGCTCAAACTTCCACTTATACAGTTGCTGCATGCCTATAAGGGTGTTCATCAGTTCATCGTGCGTAGGCTCACGCTCACCATCACCTATCTGTTTGAAGACAACCTGAAGGTCATCACAGACATGCCAACAGTCCATAATCATTGGCTCTAGGTCATACAGCTTAGGCATCATCACTCTCCGTCAGTGCGTCCCAACTCACCGGGAATAGCTCAATCATCTTACGATCTATCTGGTTGGCTACCTGCCGTGTCTCTTCTTGCGTGTCAGGCTTACAGCGCAGGTTGCACATAGCAGAGAAGGCATCCAAAGACCCTGACCAGTACCATTCGGTCATTGTGTTTTGCGGAAGCACCATTCTGGATTGCTCTTCACACACCCCTTTTTCTAGAAGACCCTCGTACAACCTCAGAGGAACTTGCTGAGATGTTTGAATATGAATGTGCTGTATCTCACCTTCGGAACCTTGTTTCTTGTCCGGTGACTGTCCCCGCCATACATCAGGAACATAAAGTTCAATATTTTCAGTTGTGTATCGCCTAGATATTTCATTCCAGCGTAGGAACTTATGCTTCACAAGTTGTCGTGCCACAAAGATTGGAGCCTTAACGTGGAAGGATGCGAAGCAATGACCAAAGGGGCTGATATGTTTGTGCTTGGCTAGATAACGAATGAGCTTATCATCCTTAGCCTTGAGCTTAGGTGGCCCCCACGGATCGTCTTCCATCTCACTGGTTTTGCCGAATGACACACGGGCTGCGTTGGCTACCGTCAGGTCACTGCCCATATGGTCTAGATACGTTGCTTTAATCATTCTTCATCCTTTTGAGGCCGCAAACAGCGCACAGCCATAAGTGTTTCCAGAATACGTCGGGTTTAGATTTACAGTCGTTGCAGGTCTCAGAAGGGTAGTTCACCATCTTTATCCAGTTCTGGCATGTTGTATTCAAATGTACGGGGGATGGCTGGTTCGTCAGGAACATCATCAGGCAAAGGGGTAGGCATCACACCCACTTGCTCCATTTCCCATAGAATGTGGCGGGGGATTTCATTTTCCATGTGTTTTCCTCAGTTGATCTCGGACTGCTACAATAAGATCGATCAGTCGCTCGGTTGTTTGCTGCGCAGGCTTGCCTGTTAGCCGTTGCAGTTCTCTTTCAAAGGCCTGTCGAGCCTGAGTTACATCTTTGTTCATGTGAAAACCTTTTATTTTGGGCAGAAGATGCCATTTTCTTCGTCTTTTTGACGTAAATATTGAGCATTTGTCGGGATTTGTGTCCTGTAACCGCCGAAATTTCATCCTCAGTTGCACCGCTTTCACCCAATACAGTAGCGCCAGAGTGCCGAAGGAATTTAATCTTCAGTTTATCAGGCAGCATGCAGTGTTTGCGGATCTTCTGGGCAATTTCATTGTACTTCCACCTGTCATACGGTTTGCCTGTCTTCTCGTAATTTACGATAGTTTCATTAGCACCAGCTTGGTTGTGCCGGGGAACTATACGGGAGATGATACGAGGGCTGGCATCTACAATAATAGAAGCTTTGGTCTTTTCTTGTATAAAACGGAAGGTCTCTCCATCAAAGTCATCCCAACAAATCTGACGCATGTCCCCGGGGCGCTGACAGAGGTCATAGCAGAGCAATGCTAGTGTACCGATAGACCAGTAACCTAGCTCGTCAGAGGCCTCTACAAAGCGTATTACCTGCCGTTCTGTCCATAGAACGTCACAAACCGGGTCAGAGTCTAGCTGGATGATCTTAAACGGGTTGCCACGCAGCTTATCGTTCTGTTCGCATACGTTCCAAACACGCTTCAGAAACTTAATGGTGTGCCTAGCCCGGTGCGGGGATACTTCTTGCATCAAATAGGCGTACAGCTTCTGTACATGGTCTTTACGGACGTTTTGAGCCAGCATATCGATGAATAGAGTGCTTCCAGACCCTAATTTGATCACAGAAAGCCCTTTTATTAGCTGATTATAGGTG